GGTGCCTTTGCTACAAATATAACTCAAATTCCCCATGCTCTGTAAGGTATTTGTCAAGCCCTCTCAGCACATTGTTACACATTGTTACATCCATCCTTTGTTTAGCGATCTGTTACTATCAATCGAATTACTGTCAACATATTACGCATTTATTACATAACACATATATGCGTGTAGCCCCATACCTCATTGTATGGGGCTACCCGGTGAGCTTACGTCAGCGACCAGCCCATTCAAGCATCGTGTAGCCGGCGTCTTTGAGGTTGATGTCGTGACCTTTGCGGTGATAGGTGTAGAACCGCGCACTGTTGATGTGGCGGCCAGGAGCTCCCGGCACGGCGCGTATTGCTATCTCGTTTGGTGCATACTCAGTGGGTTCTTTGAGCAGGAGAATGACCTCTCCTGGTAGCTCTACAATGCTTGTTTCGATGCCAAGATGGTTGGCTTCTTTGAGGAACGCCTGCTGCCGGTCTGAGAGCTTCACAGGTCGCATACCGCCGGCGTGTGCCACAAGGCGTTGTGGGTGTCTGCGAGTGCCTGTGTGCGGTGTTTCATGAGGTCTGGGATGGATTTCCAGTGGCAGGTGGTGCATACGGCCTGGTAGGTGTAGGTGAGCTGTTGTACGCAGGCTGTGGCGGCCAGGGTTTCCATGTCGTTAGTCGTCTTCCTCGAAAATGTCTTCGTCTTCGTCTATCTGGTCATCGCATATGAAGTTGCCTTGGATCATGGCTTGGGCGATGTATGCCTGGCTGGCAACCTTTGGATTGATGCGCTTGAGTGCGTCCAGTGATTGAGCGGCGTTTTCCTGGCTGCTGTAGGTGCCGATGATGGTGTGTTTCATTTCGCCGGCTGTTGTGACCAGGTGGAATACTTCTTTGGGATTGAACATTATTTTCCTTCGAGTTGCAGGTCGATGCGGATGGCGTCGAGACGGTCGCTGATGTCCTTTATTTCGCCGTAGTGCTTGTTGGGGAAGGTGACCCGTGCGCGGGCGATGTCCAGGAGCTCTACGGCGTCGGCAAGGATTTCGCTAAGTGTTGGCGGTTCGGTTTTGGTGACGGCGATTTCGTTGGTGACTAGTTCTGGCAACTTGGCGTTGTTCAGCTTGTCTGCCATTTCCTTGTTTGCCGCGGTCTGAAGCTGCTTGTAGCGAGCGTATTCGCTGTTGGTGACCTGCTTGGCTTCGTAGTTGCTGTTCATGGTGACCGTTTCCTTTGTTCAGTGTGCCTTGCTGATACCTCAACTCTACACCCACACATTTATAAATGCAACACTTATAAGTGAACCATTTAGAAATGCGCGCGGTGCCGCCCGATAGGTGGCTGCTCTGCGGTGGTGCCGGCGTCGATGGCGTAGATGCCGGTTGTCATGATGCTGGCGAAGAGGATGGCCCAGAGTATGAAGCCGAACATCAGAACACCTTGCCCGATCCATGGTTTTCGCCGCCGCATGAGCATGAGCAGCTGGGGCCGGTGGCTCCGGTGCAGACGCCGTTGCAGGTTTTCTCCGGCTTGACGGTCACGTTCATGAACTTGGCGATCGCCTGGCGTCCACAGCCACACTTGATCCAGCCGCCACGGTAGTTGTCGCTTTCGCTGGTGCCGCGGACGACGTGGCCGGCGGGGCATTTTCCGATGATCTGTGATGCGTTCATGTATCCAGTGTAAGCCCCTGCATTAATTATCGCAACACTTATAAATGAACCATGTATAAACGTCCCAGCACACCAAAGCGCCGCCCGGTCACCTGTCCCGGGCGGCGCTGGTGTGAGGGTTTTAGACGCTGGCGAGGGGGAGCGCTGAGAACAGTGCCCGTCCGATGGCCTTGGCGCCTTCGTAGGAGGGGTGGACGGTGCCGGCGGAGGGGAACAGTTCGGCGGATGCCAGGGAGCGTTTCCCGAACAGCCGGCGGGTGTCGGTGTAGGCGACGTGGGCGTTGGCGTCGGAGAGTTCCTGCATGGCGGTCCGGTACTGGGTTTCGGTGATGGTGACGGTTTCACCGGTCCAGGACGGCGGGGCTCCCAGGAGCAGGACACAGGCACCGCCGGCGACTGCAGAGTCGATGAGTGCCTGGAGGTTGGTTTTGTAGGTGGCGATGGGGATTTGTGAGCCGTTGTCGTTGGTGCCAAGCATGAGGACCACCAGATCGGAGTAGCCTTTGAGCACGGCGGAGTCGATGTTCCGTTGTTTGGCCTGCCCTGTCTGGAGACCGCCGGTCGCGTCGGTGGTGGTGGCACCGGGCACGGCGATGCGGTTGACGACGACGCTGCCGGCGTGGCGGGGGACGACGCCGGGGCTGTAGGCGGTGCCGCCGTCCGGCCCGACGAGTTTGATTTCGTGGGTGCCGTCCGCGATGCCGGTGAGGGTGAGGACGTTGAGGTTCCCGGCCTGCGTGGCGCTGGTGCCGGCCGATACCAGCACACCGTCGATGAACACCTTGGGGATGCCTGGAGTTGTTGCACCGGAGTCAGAGCCCCAGTAGAACACGTCCAGTTCGGTGAAGCGGCCGGAGTTGGCGGCGGGGATGATCACGCCGTTGTTCCCCACGTTCCCGGAAAGGGACACCCCGCCGTAGGTGTTGGTGGAGAAGCTGCCGAACGGTCCCAGGGACGCGGAACGCGCGGCGGAAGCGCCGATGGTGGCGTTGGCGAAACCGGGGGTCAGGCCGATCCAGTTTTCGGCCACCGGGGTGCGGTGTGCACGGGCCATGAGTTTGCGGAGCTGTACCGGGTAGGCGGTCTGACGGAATACGGCGTTGTTGGTGGTCCCGGAGGCCGGGTCGTCGTCGGACCCAACACCCCAGGTGATGGAGTCTCCGACGAAGGTAATGACGCAGGGGGTGGTTGCGGCGGTGGTCAGGGCTGTTTCGAACCTGGCAAGTTTGGCCCAGTTCCGAAGGTTCAGGCCGCGGACCTGTTCACCGGCGGCAAAGGTGGTTTTGAGGTAGTCGTTGGCGGCGGTGCCGGCGGTAGAGACAGTGCCGCCGATTTTGGTACTGAGCGCGGTTGGGGTGGCGCTGCCGGTGTTGATGGCGTTGGCGATGCCGGTGTCGGTGGTGAGGACGTTGGCGGCGTCGTTTCCGGGTACACCCTGTATGCCTTGGTCGCCGGGGTCGCCCTTGTCGCCTTTGTCGCCTTTGTCGCCTTTGATGGAGAGTCCGGGTTTGCCGCGGTCGCCTTTGTCGCCCTTGTCTCCCTTGTCACCCTTGTCGCCCTTGGGACCAGCCGGTCCGGGTACGGGTTCGCCGGTGTAGGGGAAGTCTTCGGGGCCGTCGCCGGTGCCGCTGATGGTCCAGTTGACGGTTTCGCCGGCCATTACTTGGCACCTACCTTTGCACGGATGTTGGCGATGGCCTGGCGAAGGGAGAGTTTGCCGGTGCCGGAGTCTACGTTGAGGTCTTTGGTGTTTTCACGAATCTCTTTGACCCATGTGTAGAGTTCCTGCTGCTGTTTGTCGTTGAGCTTTGCCAAGGGGTCCCCTAGTGGTGTTGCCGGTGTGGTGGGTGTTGCTGTTGAGGCCAGTCTATCGATGCGGGCAAGGTCCCAGACGCCGGGGCAGGCGGTGTTCTGCCATTCCCGGTGCGTGGAGAGCGGGAGCGTGGCGTTGTAGGTGTCGCGGAGCCACGCCACGAGTTCGGCCACCGTCTGGTAATCGGCGTCGGTGGCTTCGGGCCGGCATTCGATGCCGATGGTGGTGGCGTTGCCCTTGGCGTTGCCGGAGTGCCATGCGGCGTCGTCGGGGGAGACAAGGCAATGTACCTTGCCGGCGGATGCGACGAAGTGAGCGGAGGTGGTGCCGGGGCCGTTGACGAAGAAATTCACGACTCCATCGTGTGTCTGGCCGGGTGCTCCCCAGTGGTGAATGACAATGCCGTCCAGGGTGCGCGGCTGTCCGAACGTGCCGGCCACGTACGCGGCCGGTGTATAACCTTTAGCTGTAAAGGTTTCGATGATGTTCAACGCTGGTGCCTTTCGCAGTGTGTGGGGTGTTCGGTGAGGGTGGCGCAGTCCTCGCACTGGTGGAGCTCTATGACGCGGGTGATGGTCATGAGGACACCCGTTCTTTGCGCTCCGGCTTGGGCGGTATCCCGTTTTCCGGGACGCCGATCTGTTTGAGCATGTACACGAGCCCGCCAGCCCATTCTTCGATGCGGCGGCGGAAGTTCGCTTCACTGTCGGCGCGTTCTTCGGCGTTGGCGAGCCGGGAGAGGGCGGACCGGTTTTCCTGTTTTTCCTGTTCGGCGCGCCCGGTCTGGTAGGCGCGGATGCCGTCCACGATTTTGGGGATGATGGCAGCGAGCCCGCCGGTGCCAAGGATTGCTATGAGCAGTTCCGGGGACATGTCCACCTCACTTTGCGGGATCTAAGTATGCCCAGTCGATGCGGCGGTAGCGTTTGAACACGTCACAGAGCGAGTAGACGACAAGGAACAGGACAAGCCAGATAGCGGGGGACCGGCCGTTGAACGCGTAGTAGGTGGCGGGGATGAGCAGGGCACCAAGGCCGACGCCGACAATCCATAAGGCGATGCGCTCCAGCCACCACATACCACGGGACACTGACAGGGCACCGATGGCGCCGCCGATGATGAGGGTGACGCCGACGCCGACAATCATGGGTGCGGAGACGGTCTGGGCCAGGAATTGTGGGTTGGCGACGCCGAGGGCTGCCATGAAGCCGGCGAGCACGGCAACCAGGTACTGGAGGATTTGCGCGGCGTTAATCATCCAGGGTTCGCGGAAGAGCTGGCGGAAGCCGTTGAGGCTCATGCTGCATACCTCCCCCGGCTGGCGGGGCGGACGGCGTAGCCGGCGGCGAGCACCAGCAGTACCGTAATGGAGCCCTGGACTTCGCCGGGAACATCTACCCCGGCCAGTGAGAGTATCCAGCAAATGATGGTGGTCGCGGCTGCGGCTCCACCGGTGGCGAGCGTCACCGGCCCCACGGTTCTCTTGGTGTCGGTGTCTGCCATGTGTCGCTCCCCAGCGTCAGCGTTTGAATATTTCGATGAATGCGTTTCTTGTTTTTGCGGTGTCAAAGTATGCGTTTCCGTTGCGGAATGCGGTTCTTAGTACTTGGACAATCTTATCTGAATATGCAAGCAATGTTTTCCCGTCGGTCATTTTTTCGGGGAGCATTGTGAAGAGCATTTCCTGTTTGGGGCGGCGTTCCTGGATGTAGTATTTCTGGTCGCCCCAGTCGATCCATACGGAGAATATGCCCTGTTTTGTTTCGATGCTGTACGTGTACCGGGCGGACGCGTTTTTGAGGTTGAGGAGGTTGTCGTTGTTGTCGGCGAATTCGTTGCCGACGGCGTAGTCGGCGTATTCGGTATCGGCGATGAACTGCCCGAACCGGGTGTCGTAGACCTGTTCCCGGAATTCCTCCGATTTCACAAAGTGGACCACCATGAAGCCGTTGGCTTTCACCACGAATCCGTTGTCGTCGCATTGTTCCGGTTTGATGTCGTATTCCAGGAAGTACGGGTTCATGATGGACACGGAGTTTGCCATGAAAAACACTTTGGTTTTGTCCTGGTTCCTGTCCACAGTGTTGTACAGGTTGTTGAAAGCGTAGGACTCGCGTGGCAAATACCGGGTCATGGACTTTTCGAGGATGAACTCATCAAAGCCAATGTTGGTCACCAGGGGATATGCTACGGATTTGATGTTCTGGGCTGTGCTGAGGGCGATGAAATGCCCGATGGTTTTCCAGGGGCGCTGTTTCTGGTCCCGGGTGTCGGCGGGGGCGGCCTGGGCATGGGCACCGTAGGAACGGAAGTCCCATTCAGGAAAAAGCCCCTGTGCTTTGATGTCGTCAAAGAACGTGCCGGCGGAAACCTTGAGTTCATCCTTGTACCGGCGGACGTACATGAACTGGTGCTCTTTGTTGAGAGCATCCTTGATGGCTTTCTTTTTCCAGCCGAACGTTTTACCAACACCGCGCTCACCAACAATGAAGTTGTACACGGCGTTGAAACTATAAATTTTGTCCCAGTTGTACCACTTATATTCTTTTCTCGGTTTAGTGACAGCGGGCTTAGTCAATGTGGCGCTCATGAATATAGTTTACCGGCTCAAATATTCACGCCGTGGCTGCGGAGGATCGGCAGAGGGTCCACGAACTGGACGCCGTTGTTGTAGGGCGGGGGCCAGGGGTTGTCGTGGGTGCCGACGGAGATTTCAAAATGGAGGTGGGTGCCAGTGACGTTCCCGGTCGCTCCTTCCACGCCGAGGACGGTGCCTTTGGGCACGGTATCGCCGACGGCGACGGCGAGGGATTCGTCGGCCATATGGTAGTAGGCGAAGGTGTAGGCGCCGTCCAGGGTGTGGCCTTTCACATGGGTTCCCCCGGACCAGTTGCCGCCCTCGAACGCGTCCACGGCGACGGTGACTACCATGTCGGTCACGGAGTGCACGTTTCCACCGGTCGCGGCGGTCGTGGTGGACAGGTCGATCCCGTAGTGGAAACCGCCGGTCCGCATCCCAAAACCACTGGTGAAGACGGCACCGGGCAGTGGATGGTCCCAGTCCCCGGTTGAGGGCGGCAGCTCCGGGTCTGCCGGCGTCGGGGGTTCGTAGGTTTCCGGCGGTGCGCCGGGGTCCACGGTCCCGGGCATAAACCTGCCCTTACCGTCCGGGAACGCCAGCACCTTTTTCCCGTCCGAATAATGCAGGCGCACCATATCGCCGAGCGCTTCAACGTACTTAATGTTGTATTCAATAGGCATGGACACCATATTAACAGCGCACGAAAAAGCCCCGCCGGTAAGAGCGGGGCAGTTCCGGTAATGTGCGATTCGATTCGGCGGATCAACAACGAATTGAATATGAACACTCTAACCCACGGCGACTCCGATGCGGTAGCCCTTTCATAGCAGCGCCGCGGTCGCAATGACCTGCCGGGGTTCCCGGCTTAGTCGCGCATCAATCCCATAACCCAGAGGTTGGAGTTGGGGTAGGTTGCCGTGGTCACGGTGGAGGGGTCTACGGAGGGGACGAAGCCGCCGCCGTGGGTGACGAAGACGCGCATGTTGGTGTCGGGTGTCATGACCTGGTTGCCGGCGGCGTCGCGGAATTCGATGGCGATGAACGTGGAGCCGGTGGTGAGGTCGCCGGCGACGACGGGGGTGTAGTTCAGGGCGGTGCCGGGCCGGCCGGCGAGGGAGACGTTGAGGGCGGAGCCGATGATGGTGGGGTGGGTGACCTGGAGGTATCCGTCGGTGGCATTCCAGGTGCAGGTGAACACGCCGTTGGCGGAGACGAAGGCGCCGGAGCTGTAGGCGACGTAGTCGGAGTAGGAGGGGATGGATCGGGAGAGGTAGATGTCGGTGGAGGTGGTGCCGACGGATGCGCCGGCCTGGAATCCCTGTTCGGAGAGTTTTTCGTCGGGGACGACGATGAAGGAGCCGACTTTGGATGCTCCGAGGGTGCCGTAGTTGACGGTGATCGCGGACGAGTCGGAGGATACGGAGTCGATGCCGATGGGTTCGTGCCCGGCGTCGCTGATCCAGTTCCACCCGGAGCCGGTGTTCCGCAGGACGCCGGCGACGGCGTAGAGGGGCGCGGAGCTGGTGATGGTGGTGGCTTTGTCGGCTTTGGTGGCGAGGGAGCTGCTGTTGGCTTTGGTGCCGAGCGCGGTGTTGATGGTGGTGACTTCGCCGGCGAGCTGGGTGGCGGTGACGTACTGGACGGCGGTCCACGTGCCGTCGCCTTCGGGGACAAGCCAGAAGTCGGTTTCGGCGTTGGGGGCGGTGTTGACGGGCACGGTCCCGTTGATGTCCTCCGCATCGAATGTCACAGTCCGTCCGCCGGTGGCGTCCTGGGTGAGGACGATGTTGATGGGGTGGTTGTTGGGCCACAGCGGGTCGATGGTCACCGTGTAGGGGGCGGTGAGGGTGACGCGCTGGATTTGGGCCTGTCCGGTTTTGTTGTTGATGAACTGCACGGATGCGTCCACGTAGGCGCGGGCGTCTTCCATGAGCGCGGTGAACTCGGTTTCGGACTGGACGACGCGGGTTTCGGCGTTTTCGATGCCGGCCTGGAAGTCGTTGAGGACGGACAGGATGACGCTGTTGAATTCGGGCCGCATCGTGTCGTTGATGTAGACGCGGAGCTCTTCGAGCATTTCCGCGTAGGTGACGCCGGTGCGGTAGGTGAACGCTGAAATGTTGTTCAGCGGCTGGAGCCTATAGGGGAAAACCCCAGTAGCCGTAGTAACCATAATTGTTTCCGTTCCCGGCGAGTTCGTCGCCATTGTCCCAAATCAGCATGAAAAGGTTTTGCAGTTCTTCAATGATCATCATATCGACGTTCACCAACGACTGCCGGTACTGCAAAAGCATCAGCGCGGCATTCCCCTGGAAACCGGTGGTCACATTATCCGACACCGAATTCTGCGATGAGCTGCCGTTTTCGGTGCTGGTGCCGGTGGCGGTGGTGTCGGAAATGTTGTCCTGCGCACTGGTGGCGTAGTCACCGTTGGCAGAGAGCAGCGTCTGCGGCATGTCCTGCGCGACCGCCCTGGACTTGGCCCCGGACGCCGATTCGGTGGACGAATCCCCGGTGGACGTGGACTGTCCGTTGAGTTTGCCGTTGTTGCGTACCCGGACGGTTTCGAGCTGGTTGAACTTGATCGCACTGATTTCGTAGTGCTGGTTGTAGAGCGGCATGATCTCATCCAGCTTGCGTTTTAGCTGGAGTTTGAACAGGGAGATGGTTTCCTGCCCGATTTCGCGGTTCCAGAAGTGGTTGATGATCTTCCGGTTGAGCGTGGCCCGGTGGTCCTCATCAAAAATGTCGTACTCTGCCAGCACTTCCGATTGAATCGTTGGCTCAAGTTCCAGCACGCGGCGAAGCTCGATAGTGAAGGTCGCCATCAGTCCTCATCCTTCTGGGTGTCGTTCTGCTTACCGTCAACTGATTGGGATTCGTCAATCGGCGGCATTCGGAAGTCGACGCTGATGTTGAGTTCGGGCCAGCGGCGGTTGATCTGTTCGCACGCGAACTGGCGTGCGTTCAACGCGATGTTGCGGGTGGCCTGGACCTGCTCGTCGTTGGCCCCTACTTCGGCGGCAACGAGCCGTTCTTTCTTGTCCTGGTTGGCGTTGTTGATGCCGAGCAAGCCCATGCATTCGGACCAGAGCTTGGACCTGCCGATTTGGAGATTGGGAAGGGTGAGCGGGTCCACGCCAAGGTCCAGGACGGTGAGGGATTCGCCGAGTTCGGCCATGGCGCGGGTGCCGAAGATGGCGTCCTGCCCTTCGCTGATCTGGCGGAGGATGTTGACGTAGGACAGCCGTTCGGATTCGGGGGCGGCGACAACTTTGGTTTTGCGCATGTTGTCCATCGTGATTTCGATGGTGCGGTCCACCTTGGCGAGTTTGTGCGCGTACAGAGTGATGATGTCCCAGTCGGTGCCGCGCATGTAGTTCGCCCAGATGGGCACGCATTCGGGTTCGAACCGCTCCCCGTCCTCCCCGCGTTGCGGGAGGGCCTGGAGGGTTTTGCCGTTGCCGGCACCGATGCCGGGGCCGATCACGGTGAAGGAGACGGGGTTGTCGAGGAAGTTGGTGGCCCCAGCCCCGCTCCCCTGGACGGCGAAGTGCTTGCCGGCATCGTCGTCGTAGTAGAACACAGCCAAGCCCCGGTAGGTCAGGCAATTCAGCTCCAGGAAACGCGCATCCACCGAATCCGGGAGCCCCTTCCACTCGAACCGGTTCGCCGCCATTTCGGCAAGCATCCGCATGTACATACGTTCGGTCATCGCCTGCCGGTTGTTGGCGATATTGTTTTTCCGCCCGCCGTTCAAATGGGGTGCGTAAAATTCGGTGAACACCAAATCCTGATTCTTCGCCATAATTACAGGCTGATCCCTTCCAGCGGGGCATTGTCCGCAATATCAATGGTGCCAATATCATCCGGGTTTGCCCAGACGGTGACGCCTTTTTCAAAAATACCACGCAACGTTTGTTTGAACGTCTCGGGGCAGGATGAATGCGTGATGTAGGTTTCCCGCAATTTCCAGTACGTGAATTTCTCGCACGCCATGAAATTGGCGGGCATGGTCCCGAACCGGTTGACGGCGTACCCGTACCGGAGCCAGTATTCCCCAATGGATGCCATGGCTGCGGGCTGGAGCATCTTGACTTTGATGTCGTAACCCCATTTGTAGTTGGTGAGGTTGAACGCGTCCCCACCTACCTGCCCGGAGGTGGTGGGCTGGATGAGTTTGGCGTCCTGGATTTTGGCGTTGATCCCGGCAATGGTGTTCTGATAGTCGCCGCGGGCGGCGAAGTCACCGTAGGTTTTGTTGGTGTCGGCGACGTACCCGGCCTGCTGGTTCTGCAGGGAGTTGACGCCAATACTGGCGGCGTTGCTGACTCCCAGCTGCTGGTTGCGGGCGTTGGTGTCGATCGCGGTGCCGATCGCGGACACTGCCCAGTTCCCGGCACCGTTGGCTGCGCCGGCGGCTGCCCCGCCTGCCCCGCCGCCGGCTGCACCGGTGATGGCTCCCTTGGCGGTCCCGGCGATGCCGTTGAGCATCATGTGGGCAGCCTGCGCGTCGTTGGCAATGGACGTGGACTGCTGTGCCGCGGAGACCCCGACCCGGTTGACGTTCATGGAGGTGTTGATGCCCTGCTGAGCCTGCCCGTACTGGACGTCGTTACCGGCGAGGGCACGCTGCTGTGCCCAGTCGGCAGAGGAGTGCTGGAACGCGATGCCGTGGGCGTTGGACGCGGCGAACATCATGTACCCGTTGTTCACGAGCGAGAACGTGGGGAGGTTCATGATCCCGCACGCCATGTCCAGGAATTCCCCGTCGTCATGGAATATCCCGTCAGCGTCGAACGCGTCGGCGAACGTGGGGTCGAACGCGCCGGCGGCGTTGTACCGGTACGGGGCGAACATGATCCGTGCCGCCGGGGGTGCGAGGTGGGGGAGTTCGACGACGATGGCGTTGGGGTTCGCCCACGATTCGGGTTTGATGAGCAACGGCGTCCCGGTGTAGGAGGTCATTTCCAGGACGGTGTACGGGTAGACCTTGAACTTGTCCAGGTGCTGGTAGCGGGGGACGATGAAGTTGTCCACCAGGTATTCGCGCCAGTTGTTTTTGAGGGCTTCAAAGTGGGTGTTGAACATGTCCCCCTTGAGTTCCTTGATCGTGAGCGTCCCGACGGTGTGTTCGTCGTACATGAGCCCGTAGCCGGGATCGTTCGGGATCGCCGTAATGCTCACGATGCCCTGGGTGACCCACGGCTTGGACGCGAACATGAACATGAAGTCTTTGAAGTCGGACAGGGTTTCGAACAGGTAGTTCGATGCCCCGTTGGGCAGGTTCTCAAACGTCGAACCGGTCGCGGAGGTCAGGTTCGGGTCGTCCACCGTGCCGGGGTCTTCGGTGAGGGATGTGGTGGACGTGACCATGATCGCGTAGTTGGGATCAGAGTGGCCGGGGAGATTCTTGGCAGAGGCGATGTGGCGTTTCCACTGGTCCACGATGTGGTATTCCCCGCCGATGTCGAGCCCTTCGGGCTGCGTGAGGTAGTCGCGGCCGTAGTTGTTGTTCCGCTTCACGTTGGCGATGCCGACGTGGCCCCGCTCGATGTAGCAGTTCCCGAACTGGGCACCGTAGCCGAAGGTCTGCCACACATCCAACTGGATCACCAGACGAGTCGTGTTCGGTGCCACGTACTCTACCTGCTGGATGAAGTAGTAGTACGCCCGCCCGGTGTCGGTGCCGCCGACGGAGGGGTCCACTGGCTGGGCCGGGTTGTAGGCGCGGAGGTAGTTGAACGTGTTGGCCCGCTCAAACGGGATGTCCAGGTGGATGGGCCGGCCCATCGCCGCGTACGTCATGCCCGTCGTGGTAATCACCGGGCCGGAACCGGTCAGGATGTAGTTATCCAGTGCCGCCTGATTGGCGAACCGCACCACATCCCGGTAATCCGAATTCCAGGACACGTTGGCGAGCGTAACTGTCGTCCCGGCGGACCAGACCGCGTAGTTGAAGCCGTAGCCGAAGTCCGGTGTTGTGGTGGGTGTTTGCTGTAGCTGACTCACTCTGTCCCCTTAAAATATGTGCACAATTTTGGTTTTGTTGCAGTAGTCACATTCAAATACCACCCTGCTTCCGTTGCGCGCGGAGCGGATCATGTAATACCTGTGTATACCTATCGCGCATAGAAGCTTATGCAGGGGAGCATGTGACTATCCTTCGTTGTGTTTTCTTCTCTAAATACATTCTAATCGTCTCATTTATCACTGTCAACTTGATTAATGATTCATTTATAACAATTTCAGTTGGTACGGCGAGAGCCCCCACCCGGTCACTGGTGGGGGCTCTCACTAAGGGCGCCACATGCCCTGTGTGCTGGTCGTTTGGGGGACTTAGCTCACGGTAACAGTGTACACGGGTTCCCCGGCAGCACCGGCAGCCTCAACAGTCACAGTGTTACCATCCACCGTGACTGCGATGTCGCCCTGGTCGATGCCGTCGGTGGTGACCACGACGTCGTCCTCATCCACCGGAAGGTCAGCGACGTTCGCGGTGTAGGTGAACACGTCGGGGTCGAACGCCGGGGACACGGCAACACCCTGGATGGTGATCCCGGTGACGACGTTGGACGCGTCATCAACGGTGGTGTCGGGGTTATCCACTGCCGGCCAGGCATCCAGCACGACGGTGCCGGTAACGGCGAGGGTGACGGACTGGCGGGCACCGTCGCGCATGATGTTCTCCGGGTCCAGCCACGTGGACACGGCGTTCACGGTGAGCGTGCCGCCTTCGTCGCCGCCGACGGTGAGCACACCGGTCTGGGAAATGTAGGTCCGCGGGGACGTGTTGCCGGTCAGGTAGTAGCGGATGCCGTCGCTGTTTCCGTCGGTGACGGTGGCGGTGTTGACCTGGTAGCGTTCGCCGCGGAGGACACCGGTCACGGTTTCGTTCTCGGTGTTGACCACGGTGATCGCCTCCAGCGCAGTGACGGGCGGGTTCAGCCGGATGATTTCGTCGCCCTCATCGACGGTGAACGCGATGGCCGGCACAAACCGCGACGCGGAAATGACCTGCCAGCGGTGCAGCCAATAGTTGTTCTGCAGGCTGGCGGGGTTCCACTGGGACGCCGTTTCGAACAGCTGGTCAGCGACGACGAAGAAGTCCTTGGTGGTGAGGATCGCTTCAACGTTGTCGATGCCGAACTGTTCCTTGGGGATTTCGATGATCCGGGAGGGTACCAGGGCGCGGTCGATGTTGAACGCCGCGGCGAGTGCTTCCACGTCCAGGACGGCGTTGAAGTCCGGGGTGACAAAAAGAATCAGCTCATCCGGTCGCGCGGACACCGGCATCCGGGCCGCGTTGTACGCGGTGGAGATGAACTTGAGCGTGCCGGCCATGGACCGGATACGCGTCAGCACGGACTTGGTGTCGGCGGCGAGGGTGGGGGAGTCCGGGTTGGTGATGTCCCGGATCTTGACCTTGTGGTAGCCGCCGTTCCGCTCGTATTCGGCGAACAGCCGGCACATGGTCAGGAACTCATCCCACTGGTCCGACGTGCCCGGTGCCGCCATGATCTGGGACGCAAAATTGCTGAGCCCCTGCGGCTGGTTGAACGCGTTCATCAGCAGCGGCTGGTTGATCGTGACCTTGTACTTGTCGCGCCGGTTGACGCGGTGGTAGTTGGTCTGGACCTCGATCGGGGCGGTGCCGAACAGTTCCTGTTCCAGCGCGTCCCGGGAGGGGTCGTAGGTCTTGGCCTTAATGAGCCCGACCATGATTTCCTCGATGGTGTCGCCGCCGGTGAGCAGGCCGCGCTTGAACTCCGCGAGCGGGTTCGTCCACGAATGCGAACGGAGGATCGACAGGGCAACCTTGTTGACCAGGGCGTCGATGAACTCGTTCTGCTGCGGACGGTAGGTCTGCAGCGCCTGCAGGGTTGCCTGGATTCCGGCCTGCGTGGCGGAAGGGATGCGGGCGATGTAATCCGGGGACGCATCATTCCTGATCGCGTCCAGCAGCACTTCGTTGGCGGTTGGCTTGAGGGTTTTGACATCCAGCACTGTCACAATGTTTTCCTATTCAAAAAGGGAGTCAATTCCGGCGGCCCCGGACTCACCGTTGTCATTTTGTTCTCCCGGTTTCGTTTCTCCGGGTTTTGGTGCTGAAACCATTAGATCATAATTTACCGCCTTGAGTTTGCGGATTTCCGCGTTGTGTGCTTCGCGTTCTTTGTCAAATTCCGCAATACGGGCGTCACGGTCCTGAACGGCGGCATCCCGTACGCTCATTTCCTCCTGGTAGGTGGTCTGCAGCTGGTCGGCAAAATCTGCCGGTACGCCCTGTTCGCCGGGGTTGCGGAATTGCTCCATCAGTTCTTCAAATGTTGGCATTTTTCAACCTTTCGTATTCGTCTTGTGTCATTTCATCGCATGAGCCGTCATGCTCTTTTGTCTCACCGGAAAGCAGTGAGCAATATTCGCACGGTTCTGGATACTTCTCTGTCTCCACGTGCCCTCCTAAAATTCGCTGTCCGGCGTCCGGGCCTTAAGGCGGGAGACCCCACATAAATGCGGGGTCTCCCTTTTATTCGGATTCATGGTGTCCGGTGTTGTAAGCAGCTACGCCCTACCCGTACGCCGGCCCCATTCAAGGGGAGCTGTCCGGCGTCAGACAATACGGGACGTTCCATGAATCACGCTTCGTGGTGGACTTCGTTGTCCTGATGATCAACTTCGTTGTCCTGATGATCTCCCTCAACGTTACTGCTTTCATCGGGGGAGGGGGTTTCAGATGGACCGTCGGCCTCCGACCCCCAGATGCCGTTGCGTCGTGCGTATTCTTCCACGGCCTGCCGTACAACGTCGGTGCGTTGCCGGCGGTTTTCCCATGCGTGGTCTTCCAGGGCGGTGAACAGTTCGGGTGCGACGGTAGCGGATACCTGCTTACCGCGTCCTCTCTTTGGCTTTTCCATTTTTTATGTCCTTAGTTGTAAGTGGTTTGCTTGTTAACGACTCTAACTCATCTTGAGTGTAAATCCAATATCTTCCAGCACGATGCCGCCGGGGACGCGTTTGGGCTGGAGCTTGCCCCGGAATTTCTTCCCCTCCTGGAAGTCGGGAATGGTGAGGCGTGCGCCGATCCTGTCGGGCATGCCGGCAACGTGGGTGACGTGCCGGCACCATTCGCCGTGCTTGTCGCGGATGCCGAAGTCCTGCCCCACGAGCGGGCAGTCCTCCGGTTCGTGGGTGGGGGAGGGAAGCCGTTCGATGTACGCCTTGGCGCGGACGAAGAGGCCGGCCTCGAACCGGTATTCGCGTTTCCAGGCCCCGAGTTTGTGGGGGTCCACGTCCAGGCCGATCGGGTCATCGTCGATCAGCAGATGCAGTGAATCGGTGTCGGCGTAGGCAAAGTGGGGATAGTTGTCCTGCGCCGCCCGTATGGTGACGTCGCGTGCGTAGGCGGTAACGAAGCAGGCCATGGCGGTGTAGATGGGGTCTTTGGTTTCCTCATCCCCCAGCACCAAACGCACGGTGTTGGTGTCGGGGTCGTAGACGGGTTCCTTGGGGGTGATGTTCGGGTTGGTGCCGAATTTCCCATAGAGTGCGTTGAGCTGGAGTTTTGCCAGCGCACGGAGCCCGCCCTCATTGTTCGCCTTGACATCCATCCACTTGTCAATGAACTCCGTGAACAAGCCACTGACACCACGGAACAGCCACCCGCCGTTGTAGGACAGGATGTCCAAATCGTAATGGTCCTCCCACAATTCCAGGTCAACATTCGTGCACGAGATAGTAACCGGCTCGGTAATCTCTGTCTGGTACTCGGTGGCAAGGAAGTGGCTGGAGCCTTTGACCTGGATGCAGGGGATGTGCCCGGGTTTGAGTTTCGCAGTGAACGTCAGCGACACAATGAACAGGGGGTATTCCCGGGTGGGGGAGGGGAGCCCCGGCGCGTAGATCGGTTCCCCGTACGGCAACACCCGGTCATACATCACCGACGGGTACAGGCTGTTCACGTCGTAGGTGATGCCGCCGCGCGTGACCTTGCCCCGGAACCGGGTGTCGGCGTAGGTGAAGCCGCCACGGTAGGCGGCCCGGATTTCGGCGTCCATTTCATCCGGGAGCACCGGGAACAGCTTGTCGTAGAGCCGGGTGCCGGTGATTTTCTTGAACTCCGCCAAACTGTCACTGCCGACGGTGAGTTTGGTCATGCCCTGGTCAAACTGCGTTTTCAAAGCCCGCGCCACGATGAGGACGTCGGCGGCGATGTAGGCACGTTCCGCGGCGGTGGGGATGTGTCCCGGAGCCCGGTACGCGGCGTAGTCCAGGTCGCCTTTTTGCTCCGGCTGGTTGAACGCCTTGGCCACCACGGCGACGGAGTAGGGGAGCTTCTTGAGACTGTCCCGGAACTCGGTCTTTTTGCCGTTTTTCCAGCGCACGGTGATGCTGTAGAAGCTGCCCATGCTGGAGATGAGGGTGGAGAACTGTCCGGGGCGGTGTGGGCGGTCCTTCACATGGACGTACCCCTCCTTGAACAACTGCCAGAAAATGAATTCCCCATCGAATTTCAGGTTATGGAAATAGCAAACGGAATCCTCTTCGGACATCCGATCGAAAAACCGGTGGATCGAGGGGCCGATTTCAACATCCCACAGGGAATCTGCGGTGTTGATGTTCGCCAGACCGTACGCCCACACCCGGCAATCGTCCGGGTCCGTCGTCGTCTCGAAGTCGGCAACGTACTGGGCCTGTTTCCGTCCCCCCATAATGGCCCCCACGAATCGTGCTAAAAACGCTGGAATAAACCGCATGTGGCGCGGCCTCCTAAATCTTGAGTTGTTACAAATCCAATTTCTTGGCCCAGTCCACCAGCCGCTTGGCATTGGCAAAGGCGTCGTCCAGGAGTTTCGCGTGGGACGGTTTGTCTTTGCCAGCGGTCATGAGCTGGTGGATTTCGTACCGGGTAGACACTTCGGTGGCGAAGCTGGTGGCATTCCATAAGGCTTTGAACTGCCCCGGCGTGAGCTCCTTGATCGAGAGAGCGCCTTCGGCGTCGCCGGCGGACTCCACAATCCGGGAGTATTCCCCGATCTGCCGTTCCAGCTCTTTCTTGTCCCACCCCGGGCGGGCTTTCGCCTTTTCGTCCTGCGTGAGCTTTTTCAGTGCCGCCCTGGACGCAATATCCGTGCTCTGCCGTTCGCGCGGGTCGTACGGGTCATTCACCGAGGGGTTCCCGGCCATGCGTTTGCGCCGCTGGATGGTCTGTGCCCGCCGCTCCCCAACGGTTTCCTTCCGCCCCGGGAGCTTGATGTCTTTCACCGGGTCAAGCTGCTGCTGGGCGTGGGTGCGGTGCGCGGTTTCCGCCTGCTTATACGCCCGGAACTCCCCGGCGGGAATGGGTCGGTGCTTGGCATCAGGAACGAATTGTGTGCCCCGATTATTGAACTGTGACAACCGACCCATGTAGGCATCCAACTGCCGGGAGGTCATGCGGCCAATCTGCTTCGGTGTGCGCCGGGTGTCGAACTCACTGCCGGCCACGATCACACCGTTTTTGCTCTTGAGCCTGGACATCTTTTTCGATGCCCTGCCCGTCAGTTGGACAGCCTGTTGACGCTTGTCACTAAGTTCCCGATTTGCCATTAAAGAACGGGGTACCCGCGCCCCAGCCGCGCGGATACCCCGTAATCACCCCCGTCAGTGCTCTTACTGGTGAGACCTGCCGGAACCGGTTACTTGGTTGCTACTGCGGGCTTGAGGGTGAAGTATGACCCGACCTTGGCCTTTTCCTTGACGACCTGGACGGCGACCGGTGCCGGCCAGTTGTTCGGGGTGCCGAGGATCGCGAAGAAGTTCTTCAGATCCTTGTAGAGCACGTCCGAGGTGGCGGAGTAGGCGGTGCCGTCGGCGTCGATGAACGTGATGCGGGGGACGGCGTTGATTTCGCCGGTCTGCTCACTGACCAAGTGAACTTCCTGGATGATGACGTCCTTGAGGTTGATCGTCTTGCCCAGGTTGTCCGCGACGGGGACAGCGGCCTGCATGGCGGTGATGGCGGTGAGGCGGCTGTTGAAGTCGGTGGCCACGATGCTGCTGTAGCCGTTGATCCGGCCGTGCGAGAGGTTCGCCAGTTCGGAGCCGAGGCCAGCGACCGGTGCGACGTTTTCGATGGTGGCCAGTTCGGTGGTGGTGTTTTCAGACATTGCTGTGGCGTCCTTTGCGTTTTGGTTGAGAGTTAAATCAGTCACAGGGTTATCATAAGGTCAATCCTGTACCGTGCGCCCCTTTGGGCTACAGGAACAACTTACACCGGGGGAGAGGATAAAAACAAGTCCATTTCGTAAAGAAACTTTTTTCTTTGCGAAGGGAGTCATGTGGTAACGTGTACCTACCTACTACATACAGGGGTACGCCACATGATTTGCCTATTGATTGTTGCCGTAGTGGCAACAGGAATCCAATCAATGCGTTACATCACACAACATGGGGGACACAATGCATAAAGCACCAATGACGCCGCTCACACAACTCAAAGAACGCCTAGCACAACTAGGACGCAACAACCTCCACCGCTGCTACGGCAAACGCTGCAAAGACCACACCACCAACTGGTACTCCTGGGCCGAAGGAACAGCAAAATGAGCCGCTCCTGCCGCAACACCCGCGAAAACCAATCCATGCAGACCGCCGCACTCAAACGCGAAGCTGAACAAGCCGCACAACGCATCGAATGGACCGGAAACATCAAGGTCTACTACCCGGCGGCCGCGAAATGAGCAACCTACGCAACGCCCGCCGGCAACACGACATCACCGTCATCAACATCAACCGCGAAATAGCCGAACTCCAAGCAACCCTCTTCAAACTCGACCCAACACCCGAACGACTCACCGCATGGGCCGACACCTACGCCATGCTCCCCGAAGGAGACGCGTAATGAAGGTGCTAGTCGCGTGCGAATACTCCGGACGGGTACGGGACGCATTCCTGTCACAAGGGCACGACGCTATCTCTTGTGACCTACTCCCTACGGATGCTCCGGGGCCGCATTATCAGGGTGACGTATTCGACATCATCAATGACGGTTTCGATCTGATGGTGGCTCACCCACCATGCACCTACCTCACCAACAGCGGTGTCCGGTGGCTGCATGAACGGCCTGAACGCTGGGAACTCATGAGGGAGGGCGCCAAATTCTTCTCCGAGCTACTGAATGCTGACATTCCACGAATCGCTGTGGAAAACCCTGTCATGCACGGCTACGCGCGGGAACTCATTGGTTCCAGGGCAACACAAACCATCCAGCCGTGGATGTTCGGTCACGCCGAGAACAAGCGAACAGGGTTATGGCTCAAGAACCTGCCACCACTGGAGCCCACCCGTGATGCACGCCCGATTATGGAGGCCATGACCTATGCAGAGAAGAACAGAGTTCACTACGCCTCACCCGGCAAAGACCGGTGGAAACAACGCTCCACCACCTATGCCGGCGTAGCCAGGGCAATGGGACGACAGTGGGGAGTAACTTAACCGTCTGGACGGTACAGTAACCAATAACTGAGAGCGGGATACCGGAAAACGGTATCCCGCTCTTTTGTCGTAATATTAAGAAATGTTAGGAAAAGACTTGACAAGTAGAGTGATTGGGACTTCCAAATCAGAGGGGTAGTTGTAGCAAAGGCACC